TTGATATTTTCAAAAATATATCATCTAAATAATGATTTATATCAATCAAATCATCTCCGTATTTTATAGTTAATGTATTATAGTAATTGTTTACATATTCCGATTTTACTAAGTCAGCTTCCGGAAATAAACAATTCAATTCAAAACTATTACACAATATGTTTAGATACTTCATATTATTTCTATTATTTCTTTAATCCAATTTTGTTTATTTGTATACTTTGTTAGTCCGTCTCTTAATTTACAAAATTCTAAATTTACTTTTTCAAAACTATCTTCTTGTAATTCTAAATATCTTTGATGAAATTCTCCTTTAGAATTTGCTCGATATTTGTAATCAATATGTTTCATCCAATCGGTATGTATAATTGGAACCTTACCACTATCCACTGCATCAAATATTGCATAACCAAATGGTTCTTTTGTATAACATCCATGAAATATTTGAAAGTTTCCTTCAAAGAATTTATTATGAAATGTGTAATCAAACTCCATAAACCTATGATAGTCGGAATTTGTATTTGACCCTTCTAACATTCTTTTATAATCATATTTGTTTGAAAATATAATTGATGGAATGTAATCTAAATAATGTGCATTCTTTCTGGTCTCACATCTTGCAGCATATCCAATTTTATCACTTACAATGCCTGTAAATGGTTTACCATGTTTCCATTCGTAATAATTTGTAATTGTTTTTGTTTTTGGATATTCGTTGTGTATCGTATCGTTCTCATATCCTATCCAAACTATGTTATCGGAATTATCTAATATTTCTTTTTGCCATTCCCAATCTACTTTTGTCATTAAATTTTCATAATCGGAATTTAATCCCAACATATCAGGAATGAAAGCATGGACAAATGTAAGATAAGTTTTGTGTAAATAGTTTTTAATAACAGGATTTGGTTTGTAAGAATGGTGTAAGAAAATAATCTTATCACATTCTTTTAATATCCTATCAACTTCTTTTTCGTTTTCGTAAGTGTAGATTGCACCAAATTCTTTAATTAAAGGTCTACCATCAATTACGATTTTGTAATCTTCTTTGACTAATGGTAAAATATTTTCTATAAAATTATTGCACCACAAATCGGCACCACCAATAATATTTTTTCCGTAACCTGTTGTAATAAAAACTATCATAACTTATTTAATTTTCTAAATATTGTTTATCCATTGTAAACCACATTGATAATGTTAATCTTTCACCTTTTTCAATCATTTTTACCCCATGCAAACAACTCTCATCACTTTTAAATATTAAAACTGAACCTTTTTGTGGTGTACATTCATATTCTATTTCATTTGAGTTTTCTTTCATTATTATAGTTTCACCTCCTTCAAAATCATCATTAATATACATCACTGCAGTGAAGGTTCTCATATGTAAAATATGTTTGTCATTGTCATATCCATTATCTTTATGAATTGCCATTGATTTACCTTCCTTCCACATTACTAATGTGGTAACATTTGGGAATACATTTACACCATACGATTTTTTTATTAAATTTGTTATAATTTCTCTACATTTACCTATTTCATTTTTAATTTCGGTATTTTTTAAAAGATTCCAATACAAAGTGTTTTCTTCAAACCAAGGTAAAATATGAATATCATTTATACCATTACTATGATTATTTTTATAGTAATTAAAAATAGTATCACACTCTAAACTTGATATAATATTATCGTACTTAAAAATTAAATTTTCTTTTATAATCATAATTTATTTATTATGCACACTCCACACAATCACCATTTGTAGTACATGGGTCTGGACAAGATGATACTGTCATTAATCCAGAATCAGAGTTTATATCTGTACCATTTTGCACACATACTGTTCTAGAAGACCCTGGTCCAACAGTCAATTCGTCTAAAATACCATCCGAACATCTATTATATGTGAATGTTATACCACCATCGTTACGTCCACCCTCATTAGTAACCCTATAACATTCACATTCAGGTGATGTACCACCATCACATGTTCCTGTACTATTAATAGTTCCTGAATTATTATTAACATAATACCAATTGTCCCCTATTGAATACCAACCAGATAGAACAGTTCTTAATAGCTCTGGTTCTGCATCAAAATATGTATATAATATACAATTTGCAATCAAAGTTTGACAGGTACTATAAATAGTGATAATAGGGCCTAATGAATCACATGCATCCTGTGCACTTGTTGTACTACGAATAGCTGGAAATGAATAATATGTCGGAGCCGGTGGAGGTGGTGGTGGCGGAGGAGGCGGTGGTGGAGGAGGAGGGCCGGGTTTACTATATCCTAAAAATTCTTTCATACCATGTGGTGCAGTTTTTCCAGCAGCTTCGGAATATACTCTTAATATATTAGATGTAGAACCCAATTCAGCTTTAATTTGTGACATCGATATAGGTCCGGTACTTTGTAACGCCATATATTATTTTATTTAGGCCAACAATTTAATGAATATCTTTTTCCATCGGTTAATTTTTTAACTCCATGTAAAATATTTGAATCAAAAATAAATATACTTCCCTGTTTTTTGGGTAACATAATTTCTACATCATTTAGTAAATAGTAAAAATCACCACCATCATACTCTTCATTTAATTGAATAATAATAGTAATAGTTCCACCTCTTGCAACTTCACTACTATCTGGATGTAATTCTAATTCATTGTCAATATCATAAGAATTAAATACAAAATATTGTATATTAGTATATTGTTTATCAAATATATCTAATTCATTTAATTTATTAATTATTTTATTTTCAATATCAAATTGTATTGATTCTACAAACGTACACCTTCTTTCTATAACATTTATTGAGTTAAATACTGGTTGTGAATTAAATTTATATTGATTTATTATAAAATTACACTCCTCTATTGTTAGAAAGTTTTCTATTAAATTTGTATACATATTATTTATTCTTTTTTAATTCTTCGATTTCTTTTTTTAATTCTTTAATAGATTCCACTAATAATGGAACTATTTTTTCATATTGAATTGTTAGATAATTTTCACCCGATTTACTTTGGTTGGTATGATTTATTGTATCAAATGGTGCAAGTGAAACGATTTCAGGCATAACCTCTTGAACTTCTTGTGCAATAAATCCAACTTCTCTTTTATTTGTATTTTTTTGATTTAGTTCTTTAGCTGTTTCGTTCCAATTAAAGTATACACCATTTATTTTAGATAATTTTTCCAAAGGTGAATCTATGTTAATTATGTTTGTTTTTAATCTTTTATCGGACGTATTTGCAACTACATCACCAAGAACACGCAATTCCGTTCCATCTAATGTTGCCCATGTATCTCCATTTATTTTACCCCACGAAAACCCATTTTCTGCTATACTTACGATTGTCCTACTTGTTGTTTCTAATCCAGGTACTCCACAATTTGTTACAATAGTATATCCTCTTATAGCACCAAGTAAACTACTATTTTTTTGGTCAATAAATCTAAAATCCGAACCAGGTTCTAAAAAAAATGATGGTGATGTACATGTACCACCATTTATATAGTGATATCCTATGATATTATTTTGACCAGAGTAATTTAAAGTTCCACCTATGGTAGTATTACCGGATATACTAACATTACCACTACTATCTACTTGAAATTTATTAGGGCCGATATTAATAGTACCACCTGTTATAGTAGCACCACTTAATGTTCCACTAAATGTACCACTTGCACCCGTAATATCTCCTTTGAAAAATGCATTACCTGATGTATCAATGTAGAATTGAGGTGCATGTATGGAACCACCACTATATAAAGTTATACCTGCTGTTGAATATCCAGATGTATCTTTTGTTCCACTAAATATTGAATCACTATCTATTTTCCAACCACCAACCTGACCCGCAGTTTTGTTCGAATTATTTTGTTGAGCAGTTGCACCTGCTGCAGCACCATCTTTAACGGTTGTTGCAGATGTACCACCAATAGTTGCAGTTCCTGAAATTGAAACACTTCCTGCTATTGTAACACCTTCGGACTCAGTAAATTTAATATATGCACCAGACGGGTCACCAAATCTCATACTACCCGTTGTATCTAAGTAATATCCTTTCCCGGCCATCAATGCAGTTGCGTTTGCACTTCTAATAAATCCTTTATCACTTACACCATATGTTCCCATTACTAAACCTCTTGTAATAGTTGCATCTTGTGCCAAAAGGATATCTGTTGCAACCGAACTAAATGTTGCACCAAATGAACTCCATTGATTTAAATATGATGTACCAGTTATTGGTTTATCCACTGCACCATCTGCAGTAGATGTGTGTCCTACTTTTGTTAAATAGTATTGTGAATTACTACCTCGTACAACATCTATTCTAACGGATGATGAAAAATATGCCGTATTTGGTGCCCAATCTCCTCTATAAACTACACCTGGTCCTGTACCACCATCTGCACCATCCAAACCAGGTGTCCCTGCAGCTCCCGTATTCACTTTTGTAAATCTTACTACAATCGTTTGTGTTTGACCAGTAGTACCTTCACTATCACTATGTGTTACAACAATTGTAGCAGATGCTTCAGCTGCATTCATTACCGCAGATGTCATTGTTAATGTTGCACCACTAATTGTTGGGTTAGTAGAAAATCCGGTATAAGTTGCAGTCATAGATGTGAATCTACTCGTAGTTCCTTCTAATGCAGATACTGTCACATTTGACAAAATTCCAGTTTGAACACCAGATGCATTTGCTAATACCGATTGTGCTTGTGGAGTTGCAGATATAACTACATTTGGAACTGCCGTTTTTGATTTTGAAACAGTTGCAATTATATTTTTAGTACCCGATACTCCTTCACTATCTGTATAATTAACAGGTATTGTTACTTGACCCGTATCGGAAAACATCGAAGAAGCCGTTGATGTAAATGTTATGGTATTGGTCGAAACTGTACCTGCCAATCCGTTTGTATATGTTGGAGTACCTATTGATGTGAAACGACTAGTATTACCTTCCAATGCCGTTATTGTCAAAGTTGTAGGTGATGCAGAACCGCTACCTCGTGAATTTGAAGATATTGATTGTGCGGATGGAGATACTGCGACAACAACATTTGGAGTTCCTACTTTTGATTTAGTATATGTTACTAATTTTGTTGTATCAGATGTATCACCTGCACCATCTTTATATCGTATAGTCAAATTCAAAGAACCACTATCAGCATCTAATCTTGTTATGAAATAATCGGTTGTTGAATAATTCAATGAACCAGTTTGAACATTTGTTGCAACAGCCGATATAACATCAAATCTATTATTTGCAGTTAATCCATTACTATGTGCTATAATTTCATTACCAACTTTAACACTAACTGAACCACTACTCAATACGAAAGAACCACTTTCTACAAATCCAGTAGAACGTGCCGGTAGTGATGCATTATCGTTTGTCAAAGATACGGATAATCCATCCAATATTTTTACAGGACTTATTTTGATTGCATCGGAAAATACATTACCAAATTGGTCGGAACCAGAAATAGAATAAATTGTCTCACCAGTTGAATATGGATATGAAGTTCCAGATATCGTATAAGTATCCACACCATTGGTTGCATTCGTAGATACCAATGTTAATGGTGGTTTACCACTTCCAGAATTTACAGTTAAAGGTGTAGTTGCCGATGCCAAATTTTTTCTTTTAGCCTCTATTGTAATAACCTGTCCTGTTGGGTTTAAAGATAAATCGGTTGCTTTATAAATAAATTGATTTGTATTTGCAGTTACGAATACACCCGGAGCATTATCCCCATCTTCAAATCTATAAATTGTTTCAAATTCCTGAAATCCTTCACATGATGCTGTATAAACAATTGAACCAACTAATACACTTGCAACACTTCCACTAAAACTGGCTATATTTAAAAGTGCACCATTATCATTTTGAGATACAAATGCACCTGGATATGCACCGGCGTAAGTTGATGGTTGAATATAATTACCACCAACATCAAATGCAGATGATGCATATGTTATGGAACCTGTAAAATTAGTTCTTATAGTTTTAAATCTTACCGATTGATTTGGTGGATTTGCAAAAGACCCAGATGAAAATCTAAATGCAGTTCTATCGGACTCAAAAGTTAATAATTTTGTAATTGTATTTGAACCACCTGTAAAATTTGCACTTTGTGTAACAAATACAGGTACATAGTTATTATTAACATCAAAAAATTCAAACTTAAAATTAAAATCTTCATTACCAATTACCGTAGGCATTGGAGTTATAAAAGAAATCTCATCAGGAGAAAATGCAGTATCTTGTGATAATCGTAAACTAATATTTCCTAAATGCCACTCACCCTGTGATTGTGAAAAGTATAAACTTGCAGATGGATAATCTCTATCAATTTTAAATGGTATAGTAGTGTCTAATAAATTTTTAGTTGGTTGTGTTCCTGTTAATGTTGCAAGACTACTTGTAAATGTTGTAGATTGAGAAACATAACTTAAATATATCCCCAAATTACTAGATGTGGATGCCGAATAAAATGCATCTAAATTTAATTCATATGTATTTGCACTTTTTAAATCTAAAGATGATGTGTATGTTAATTTTCCGCTACCATTCATCTTTATACCATTTTCAACTCTACTATTTGACAATTGTACATTCAATGAACCGGTATTCCAAAAGTTTTTAAAGGTTTCCGATGTAAATGTTCCTGTATTTCCAATAACACTTCCAGATAATGCAAATGTAGTTAATAATTCTTTTGACTCAACCAATATATCTTGTATCAAACTAAAATCGGATATATCACCCAACGAAGTTCTAAATACTTTTACTCTTTTCACATCTCCCGCAAATGTTTCTAATTGTGAAATTTTTATGTTTGCAAACGATTGATTTATTCCTGAACTTACCTTAGAACCACTTTCTATTCTATAAACCGGTTCTAACAATTCGGTAATACTTGCAATTGGTCTTTTATAAAATCTAATCTTAGTGGTATTTGCAAGAGATGGATTTACATCAATTTGTTTTTGCCACCTTACATTATACTTATTTTCCCAATCTAAAGGTACAGGAAGTGTAAGGCCATTTGTATCTTGATATTCATTTAATTCACCCAATATAGTAAGAGTACAAGGGCCATACGCGGTATCCGGATAAACATATACCGCAACCACTTTAGAAACACCTTCATAGTATTCCGTTATAAATGACTCACCATTAACCGACGATGAAATCAAACCCTCACCTGGTTCGTGATAAATTACATTACCAGCTGAGTCTTTTAATTCAATTTGTATTTTAGTATCAGGAACCAAATATTCTGAACCCGCTATTAAGAATGCATTCTTACCACCTGTAAATGTGTCAGGTAATTCTGTTATTTTAAAATATTTACTATCAGCCTGTGTATCGTTTACTAATACTGCAAACTTTTCTAAATTTTTTGGAAATAAGGTTTTCTTTATAACAGCCATTTAAATCTTTTCTATAAATATCTTCAAAAAAATTATTATCTCATATTTATATAAAGAAAACTAATAAAGTCTTTAAAAAACTAAAGAAAACTAAATAAGTTATGAAATACGCAATGTTACAAATCAAAAAAGAAACCCATGAACTTCTCAAAGAATATTGTGAAGAACACGGGTTTAAAATGGGTAGTCTAGTTGAAAATCTAATTAAGAAACACATTGGTGTCTCAAAACCACAATCAAGTGTGTTGAAGGCTGATAAGATGGTTCTTAGAAATCAATCTTACTAAATCCATTTTCTTTTTTTATTTCAATTAATCCGTCTACGATGTCTCTCATTTGTTCTAAGTGAGAAATCATCCATATAAAATCGAATTGAGTTTTCAAATATTGCATCATCATAAATAAAGATGATAAATTGTCTGCATCTAATGTTCCAAATCCTTCATCCACCACTAAGAAGTTTGGACGAGGCAAATTACATACATTAATAAGTGCAACTCTAATAGCCAACCCACTTACAAACTTCTCCATACCACTACACATCTCCAATGGCCATTCCTGGTCTTCGTAAACAATCTTTGCATTGATAGATTTGCCATCCATTTCCATTGTCACACCAAAGTCTACTACTTGTGCAAGAATGTTATTGATTTCATTTTCAATTACCGGAAGTGCTTTACTAATCAACTCATATGGAATACCATCTCTCTTCACAGCATCTAAATAATAGGTGTATAATCGGTTCTTTTCTTCTAAGTCCTTAACATCACTCATCTTCTGCTTTATACCCTCTATATAGGTCTGTAATGATGAAATAGAACCATTTGTAGTAGCTATCTGTTTACTGATATCTTTAATATCCAACTCAATTTTATGTTTCTCTACCTCTAATTCTTTGATTTGTTTTTCTAACTCTTTATTGCTTTCAATTGTTTCTTCATTTTCAAAATACTTCTCAATATCTTCTTCAACTTTATCTAATTGAGTTTGTAATAATTCTTCTTTTGTTTCCAACCCCTTCAATTCGGCCTCTGCCGTTTTTAAGATACCTTTGGATTGTCCAAGTTTTATTTTTAAGTCGGTCAATTCATTATATTGTTCCTCAACACCTTCCATCGTATCTATGGTTTGTTGAATACCAACACAATCAATCATTGCTTGTTTAACTATTTCTTGTAATTGAGGCAATGCTTCTTTTGACTTCATTGCATCTTTTACAAATGTGTTATCACAACAAAATTTACAATTTGGGTCATATTCATGTTTATCCAAATGTTTAATCTTTTCTTCTGCACCCCTTAAATACACTTTTGCAGTGTCATATACTTTAGTAGCTTCAATTAAAGATTTTTGTTCTCGTTGATAGTTTGAATAGACAATTTCTATATCAATACCATTTGATTGTTTCTTTTCATCTATTGATTGTGAAATTTCTTCAATTTTTCCTTCTAATATTTTAATGAATGTTTCTTTTGTCCCAATTAAAGTTGTATTGTTTTGAATATCTTCACCCAAACCCTTTCTTTTTTCTTCCAATTTAGGTAAGTCCAAATTAGAGTCAATTGGAGTAAGGTTTCTACTTAATTCCAATATAATACCATCTAACCCACCCTTATTACCATTCAACTTAGCCAATTCTTTCTCAAATTCTTTTAATTCACCTTTCTTATCTTTCAACTCATTTGCTTTATCTACAAGTTCCGTTGTAAAGTCCGTTTTCTTAAAGTTCTTAATCAATACTGAAACTTCTTTAATATCTTCGGTTGCAGTTTCATATAATTTATCAAAAACATTTAATCCCATAAATTGAGCAAGTAAGTCTTTCCTCTCACTTTGTGACTTATCAATGAATATAGAGTTATTACCTTGTAAAGATAATGTAGTCAATACAAAATCTTCATACTTACCAACATATTGTTCAATGACCTGATTTGTATCTCTCCTTTCAGTTCCGTTCAAAGATATTTTCTCATCACCATCAATATACCAAAAGTTTACATCAACTTTTACATTCTTACCTTTGTTAATTGTTTTTGCAGTTCTTTCAATAAAGTAATCTACACCATTAACTTGGAAATTCAAATAACATCTAAAATCAGTCTTACGATTGTTTAGAATGTTAGCAGCTTTGAATGCTCTACTACTTTTATCATAAAGACAAAATGAAATAGCATCAAATATAGATGACTTACCTTGTGCGTTTGGTGCAAACAATCCCATCAACCCATTTAACTTATTAAAGTCAATTTTATTATCTTCACCATAACTAAACATATTAGAAAACTCAAATCTAATTGGTTTCCACATAATGTTTCTTAAAGTATCTTCATGTACAATTCTACTATTTACATCTCTGTTAATATTTTCCAATTCTGCCAAATCTTTCTTATCAACGAATGGCATCATCCTTTCTACATACTCATTGATTAAAGAGTTTTGATAATTGATATCGGAAATGTCTTCAAAGTCTAATTTATTTTGTCTATCTCCTGTTTTCTTTTTTGATAATGAGTCCGTTCTAATAATTGTAAAATCTTCAACACCATATTTCATTTTGATTTCTGCAATTACCTTTTTAGTATCGGCAGTATCGGTGTTTGACAATCTTACTCTTAAACGAGGGTGTTTTGGCATATCATTTACAACTGGAACTTTACCATTGTCAATATCCATTGTATAATAACCATAATCATTTTGTAAGTCAATTTCTTCGTAAGTCATTGTGTCCAAATCCCATGCTAAAAAACCATGTCTACCCAATGTTTCACCAAAGTTTTGTTGAACCAATGAACCTGCATAAACCACCTTACATCCTTTTGGAGAAATCATCTCCTGACGCTTATGAATATCACCCAATAAGGCTAAATCAAAACCATCAAATATATCCGTTGTAAAATGTCTACTACTTACTACATAACCTATATCAGTTTGAGAATTATCAACAGGTCCGTGGAATAATGCAATTTTTTTATTACCAAATAGTTTATCAGCAGTAATCCAATTGTCTTTGTTATCCAAAATTGAAAATACTGAAAAATCAACACCACCAATAGAAAATACCTGTGTATCTTTTAGGTAATAAAAGTCTTTTAATTCCAATGCATCTACGATAGGAGTAAGAACATCCATTCTATCCATATTGTTCATATTACAATCGTGATTTCCAGTAATAAGAATTGTAGGA